TACCTCGGCAGGCTCTTCGCCCAAACCAAAGTTCATATCCAAATTTTCTGCCTGTTCAATCGCATCAGCGCCGGGCATAGCATCAAACTGGATTTTATCGTTAGATTCTTCTGACATAGCAATCTCCTATTGGTTAGCTGGTGGTCGTACATTAGGTATATCGACCTGTCTTGGTTGCTGCTGTTTTGCAGCCGTCTGCATTGCTGTAGCAGCAATTCTGGTAGCCGCATTAGTCTCAGACTGAGAAGTGCGGGTTCTATTAGTGAGGTCAGCAAGCTCGCGACGTAGCGCAAGCTCCTGCTCTTTCATTGACAGCTTAGACTGCAGTTCTGCCATGCGCATCTGAGGATTAACCTCAGCAACGTCCTGAACCTTAGCAAGGTTAACAGCTGCTTCAGACTGTGTCTTTCTAACCTCAGCCTCAAGCTTAGCAATCTCAAGCTGTAGCTGCTGCATAGCCATTTGCGCTTGTATAGCCGCCATTTCTTGCTGCTCTGGAGACTGCTCAACACCTGTAAGCATGCGTATGCGCTTAGCCAGCTCACCTTTACGAGCGAGGTGACTGTACTCAATGATCGCATCATCAGGTATAGCAACCCCAACCTGACGCAAGTTAAGCGCCTCAGCGAACTGAGTCTCATCAAAGCTATCACGGGCAGGTGCTGTAGCTACAACTACATCGTACTCACCTAGCGTTATGTCGTTAACTATGCGGCCTTCGGGGGTCATTTCGTTAATAACCATAGGCTCTCTAGGCTTAGCTGGGTCTTCTTCGTTGGTTACCTGAACAACCCTCTGCTCTGTGTAGAATGTTTGGACGCACTCTAAGATCTTTTCAGCTAAGTACTGACGCGCTTTTCGAAGGTTATCCAGTGGCACTTGAATCATTATGGCGCCACGGTTCTGCTTGGCTTGTATGGCGACGCCTGATACCTCAGCACTGTCGCTACCAAGCATAGAGTCGTTAATACCACTGATGGTCTTGATGTTAAGAGCAGCCTTCTGGGCTATACGATCAAGTCCTGTGGGGATTTGGTTAGGCTGAATCTTTTGCGGCGGTTGAGAGCCACGGTTGTATTCTACTACTAAGCCTGTTTGAGCGCCGTGCTCTTCCAGATCATCCGCTGTCATACCTACTAGTGAACCACTCTCTACCATCCAGCCGCTGTTAGCTGTGGTGTTCACGATATGCAGCTCTTGGCTAGCGATCTTGTTCAGCTGCTCTTGTGGAGACAGCAGGTTACGTACCATACCGAACGGCTTACCACGGCGGAAATACGCGAAGAACGGAACAATTGTGAAGCTGCTGTACGGAGACCAGTCATCGTGCAGGACGATCTTATCGCAAGTAACAGTCCAGCGTACCTTGCGCTTTACCTTAGATATGACGCTTAGATTGTACTTCTTGGCAAACTTCTTAGTCTTAGCTTCTGTCCATTCTTCGGGGACATCGCGTTGATCACCTGTATCAGGGTCTACAAAGCAGTTAACGCGGTGCATGCGGCGGTGTTGACGCTCGATTACTCGCAGCGCTTTTACGTTCCTGTACTCACTCTCACCGGGGATACCTGCACCTAAATAGTCAGCGTCTGCCTCGATGTCTCCAAAGCGGTTCTCTTCGTATTCTACTGAGTCGCGCCCGAAGCTGTTTCCGTTCTCGGCTATGAAGCGTAGCTGCTCTGCTTTCTTCTTACCGTACAGCTCTTCGATCTCATCAAGCGTCATCCACTTAGTCTCAAAGATCTCATTCCAAGTCTTAGGGTCATACTCCTTGGCGTCTGGGTCTATGAGAATATCCAAAGGGTCTTTGGCGGTGATGCGTATTTCGCCTTCGACGTGATCGCTAAAGTCCATGCGAACATCAAAGTACCCGCGCCCGTCCATGATAAGGCCGTCACTGAATACGCTTTGTTCTACCCAGTCCAGCTTGTTGTTGTCGGCGATCTGCATGTATAGCTTAGTGAGGGTGTGAGCAACTTCCTCATCGCCGCCACGTCTTGGCTTGAATTTTATATCTGCACGGCGCGTCGATTGCTCTCCGAGGACAGTGTTAACTGTCGGTAGGATAGTGTTGATCGTTAGGGCAGGGCGTCCCTCGGCTTCTAGGGCAGCTACGTCTGATTCATCCCACTGCTCACCGCGATAGTACGAGTCGCACTTCTTAGCCATGTAGATGTATTCAAGGTGACCGTTGTCACGAGCACGGACATATCGATCCCATTGGCTTGACGCTATGTCGTTCTGCTCTTCTACGCTTAAACGATCTGCCTTTTTCATAACTATGCACTCATTGATGATTTAACACGCGGTTCCTTAATCAAGCCGTCAAGGCGATCTCTCCAAGACGACTCACGAGTAGCAGGGGTAGGCTGAAACGCAGCAAACTCCGTCATCATGAGACCTATCCACGCTAATGCGTCTACTTGGTCATCATGAACCCCGTTAGGGAACCTCAATAGTTCTGCTACCAAAGGGCCAGTAAACAACTCATTTTTGGGTAGGAATACCATACCCTGTTGCATACGACCTTGTATTGCTCTGGCACGAGCTTCTTTATCGCGTCGTCCAGTCTTCAAATCTTTAAAATACGCTTCGTACAACCCGCGTTCACGTACCCGCTTCTCTAGGAATGGGCCTAGAGCCATTTCTATATGACCCTTTTCTATGCCTATGATAGACGGTCGCCAAGTCTCGTACAGGTCTAGTATCTGTTCTACCAGCTCAAAGCCGTCAAACCGGCCTCTAACTACATCTACAACATACAGCCTGTCGTACTCGTCTACGCCTACTACCATTCCTACCGAGTAGTCATTACGATCATTCTTACCAATCGCTAAGTCCCAAGCGCAGTAGTAACGTAATCGGTCTAGGTCAATCGAGTCTTCATCGTAGTATTGCACCATACCACGATTAAAGTAGTCACCATCATCTGCAACTGGGTTCTGTTGGAACAGTGCTGCCCAATCTCGAGGCCCTACTGCGTTACGAATTCTCTCTAGTGCTTTCTCATCGTATCGCTCTCTATGCAGCGCTTCTCCAGCTGACCTGAACTCTTCATCATGCTCAGCTATCGCTGGGTAACTGACGACTTCCCATTCATCGCCGCCTTCTTTACCTGCATTTAGCAGACGACCCGCTAGATCGTCATCGTGCCAGCGAGTGAGAATAACCAGCACGCCCCCTCCTGGGGCTAAGCGGGTGTACGCCGTTGAGGTGTACCAATCCCAGTTACTGTCTCTGTTATTCTGGCTTTCCGCATCATCGCGGTTTTTTACAGGGTCATCGATTACAAGGATATGCGCACCCTTACCTGTAATACCGCCGCCTACACCAGCCGCTACGAAACCTCCGCCATTTGTCGTCAGCCACGCCTCAGCGGACTGCGAATCAGGGTCGAGCCTAGTTTTGAAAGCAGTTTTGTAAGAAGGCTCACGAAGTAACTGGCGCACTTTCCTAGAAAAGCCCATAGCGAGCGAACCAGAGTACGAACAGCTGATAAATTCATGGTCAGGGTTTCGCCCAAGATGCCAAGCGGGGAATGCGATTGAGGCGAGCGTAGACTTACCGTGCCGAGGCGGCATAAAAAGCATGAGGCGTGGCGACTTCTTGTCCACAACGTCTTGGCTAAACTGCTCAAGCCGTCGGCAGATGTCTTTGTGTACCCATCCAGCATTGTAATCAGGGTTAAACCTCTCAACGAACGGTAATAAACGCTTCCTAGTGAGAAACCGTAGTGCAAGCTCCGCTCTAGCTTTCTCTTCTACAGACTCTTCGACTTCCGCAGGTTCTTCAGCGGGCACGTTTTCTACGTCATCTGCTTTGCAGTAGACGCATAACCCGTCTATTTCCTCCGAGTACAGGGTCTCAGGCCGGTCTTCCTTGCACCTTTTGCACCGTCTGGTGACTATTTCATCGCTCAAGTGGTAGCTGGCTCCAAATAGTCGTCGTTTTTGCCTGCAATTTTCAACAATTCTTCGTCGGTCATGCGTTCTAACTGCTTAGCGCCGGTGTTTATGTTGATATTTAACTGCGGAGTATCACTATTTGACGCCAAACCGTGTAATTTTACCAAAGAATCTACAGTATTTTTCATTTCAGTGGCTGTTACAGAGGCATTATACGCTTCCATGTACATCATGTGGGCATTTTCTACCTCAAAATGCACTTCTTCGCGCATTTGTTCACGAAAATACTCAATTGCCTTCTTAACAGCAGGTCTTTTTGCCGCATCTAACGCTGTTTGGTAGCTAGAGTACCCAGCTCCGCGCCCTGCAGCAGCTATACTCATACCACTGACAATGAGTGATACGAGTTTTTCTTGCTGGACTGTCAGCTCATTTAGCTGCAAACCCATGTAAGGTAGCTGAGATTGAAACTCTGTGTGTGAGCTAACAAGATCAGTGGAGGACTCTACCTCTTGTTTGTTCGGACTCATCAAGTACTCCGTCGTCCAGAAACACAAAAATAGGGGCCTCTGGCCCGAGTTCGTCTATACCTAGCATGTGCAAGTACTCAATTACGGTTAATTCACCGTAACCAAGCTCGGATAGCAGCCATTGCGCCCTATAACCGTCATATACTAAGACTTCGTGGCTGCTTGAGCGCATGCCTGTACCAATTAAGGCTTCATCAAAGCCTTTGACACCTATCATTTGCCTACTGCTCATGGGCGAATATTAGCCTAACTTATACTTAATCACAAGAATGGTCATGGATCGTTTTTATCCACCAGTAAAACTCGCTCACTCCCAGGGTGTTACGCATGATGTTTACTCGGTAACATACCAACTGCACATTCCCGGGTACATAGCCTCTTTCAACGTCTATACGGTCTACGGATGCATTTAAGTCTTTACGTCCGGAACCGTCAGTGTGATGTGTCATGTGGACACCGGACAACGCGCAACGTCCGTCGCTCTCTGTCCAAAGCGTTTGTAAATAGCCTTCTGGTATTGAGAACTCTTTAGCAGTGGCTTTTCCTCTGGCAACTCTGTTCTTTGTCCTTGTCCACAAGTGTTGAAGAAAGGACTCGTAAGAAGCGCTTATGCGAGCACGCCTTCTTAACTCTACGCATTTAAAACATTCTTTTCGGACATAGGTAGTTTTAACACGTTTGCGTTCATGGAAGTCTGATAAAGGTTTTAGCAACCCGCAGTCTGTACATTTGCGCAGTTTATCTTTCATGGGGCGCATACTACTTGTTTTGCTGGTTTATTAGCAAGTTATCGTACTGCGCAGGATTATTTTTACCAGAAAAAATTTTATAGAAAAAATTTTGATTTTACTTTCAGAATCACTCACTCACTATCTCCCCTCTTGTTAGTTCAGCTACCCCCATCCCCCGATTCCGGATTTGGAACCTTGTTTTAGTTTCATTGTTAGGAACCTTGTTTCTCAGTAACCCCCCAGCACTCACGAGTTCCTCGTTCGTGGTTAGTTTCGTTTGTGTACCACTCCAAAAAGCAAGTAATAAATAAAGGATTAATATCATGTTAATTATTGCATTCATAACAGAGCAAGTAATAAATAAAGGATTAGTATCATGTTAATTATTGCATTCATAGCAGAGCAAATCTCATACGCAACAACCGGTGAACTCATCGCTACTGGCATCTTGCTCCCGATGTTTCTCTTCGACATATACCTAATGGCCAAGAACCTGGAGGAATAACCATGAAAAAGAAATCATTTGAATCAATCATCGCTGACCTGACAGGTATCAGCATGTGCATCATCCTAGGCCTGTTCCTAGCTTTCTTAATGGCTTCACCTTTCTAAGGTTAGTAACCACTAACATAGAACGGTAGCCCCCAGCATTAGCAATCCCCACACAAAGGAGCATTA